GACTACACAGAAAACTATCAATGTGCACCAGGAAGATGTGGAAGCAGCCAAAGCGGACCGATACATTGCAGAACTGGCCACAAAGCATAATTATGGTGTTCAGATTATCAATCCTTTATTCAGATAAACCAATGGAAGAATTAAAAAAAGCGCTATTCGAGATCCGTGAAGCGCTTGAGATGATGGAATTTCATATCGAACCAAAGCAAGATGCGCCCTACAAAGTCAAACTTTGGATGCCTGAATTAAAACAAGCTGTCAGCCAATTGGATAAGATCAGCAAAACGATTCACAAGCAATACGATATCATTGAACTTCACAATATGACACGCAATGAAATAAACGATATCGCTGACCATTATAAGATCGATTGTCTTCAACATAGACAAATAGTTATCTACGAAATACTTGATAAACAAGCCAAATGAAAGCAAACAAATTAACCGAAGGGGATGGATTTAAACAAAAAGGGCAACGAAAATTCAGAACTGTAGCCAGCAGTACCGTTATTCCCGATTTGGGTGGAAGGCAGCCAAAAGAACATATCGGTAAAATGCTGATTGTCGATACGAATTGCCACCAATGGATGATAGATCCTGAAACTGAAGTCCAGTTGTTTAATCCCTTTATCTAAAAAACCTCCTATGAACGATACATTAACAGAAGAAGAAGTAATCACTATTAATCAGGGCCGGAGCCGGTCCCCATATTTCTGCATCATCCAACCAGTGCCAGGAATAAAGCTTAATGTCGGCCAGCCTTTACGATGTAAGAATCCAAAAACAAACCAGGTAACTACTGGTATTGTCACAGAACACTTCTGGACGTTCGACTGGGATGAGATGCCCGTTTGGGTAGAAGTTAAACTGCTGGAATGTTACGGAGTTGCACCACAATTGCTCAGAATGGTTCTGAAGGCATCCGATTCCGGATTTAATGACAACTGGGCACGACTAATACTAATCCGCGAAACTATTTGAAATTATGATTATTAAAGAAGCAATAGACAGGTTAAAAGAGAATATCGTTGAAGTGGTAAGTCACTATGTTGAACTAAAATCACATGGCCGCACTCACGAAGGTTGCTGCCCATTTCACAACGAAAAAACAGCATCATTTAAGGTTTCGGAGTCGAAGGGTGTATTCAAGTGTTTCGGTTGTGGTGAGGGTGGTGATGCCATTGCCTTTATTATGAAGCATGACCATGTTGAATTCATGGAAGCGCTAAAGATAGGTGCCCGGAAACTAAACCTACAGGTTGATTGGAACGAAGAGAAGAAAGATTTTAATGTAGTTGAATATCAGCATAAGGAATCGCTTCGGATCCTTTGCGGGAAGGTGGCCACCTATTACCAGCAATGTTTACGCGATAGCAAAACAGCATCAGATTATATCGCCAGCCGCCAATTTAAGATTGATGAAGTTCCGGAGGATGATCTGTTGATGATCGGGTATGCTCCTGCAGGAAATGTATTGCTGAAGTGGGCAAAGGAAAACAATATCAATCTTTCACTTATGAAGGAGGCCGGGCTGATTGACCACAGTACCGAACGCAACCAGGACTATGACTTTTTCAGAGACCGGATCATGTTCCCTATCTGCGAAAAGACGGGTAAGGTGATCGGGTTTACCGGTCGTGCGATCGTTGATAAAAAAGGAGTGGCCAAGTATATGAATTCGCTCGATACGGAGATATTCTGCAAAGGGAATGAGTTATATGCGCTGAATGTAGCCAGACAACCAATCAGGGTAGAAAGCCGGTTGTATATGGTTGAAGGGAACTTCGATGTGAAGCGCCTGCATTCGATTGGAGTATTCAACGTTGTGGCGCCTTGTGGAACAGCGCTCACTGTCGATCAGATCAGGTTACTTAAAAACTACACTAAAAATGTGACGATTATCTACGATGGCGACGATGCCGGGCATAAGGCAATCGACAGAAATGGAGATCTGCTTGTTAGAGAGCAATGCAATGTGATGGTGATGGAGATCCCCAAAGGTGAAGATCCTGATACACTTTTTACTTCACTGGTGAAATTTGACGAATTCAAAGAGAAAAACCAGACCGACTACATCATTTATAAGACTAAAAACGGGATTGACAAATGCAAAAACCCCGCCTTTAAATCTGAGTTTATGAAGGATGTTGCCTCACTTATTATGCGTTACGATGAGCCAAGCGTTCATGAAGTTTACCTCGACTTTGTTTCTGCCATCATCAAGCCAAAGAAAGCATGGCAGGATTATCTGAAGAACATTGCATCCGATAAGGCTCCGGTTGAGAAAAAACGCTACATCCCTGAAGGAATATCAGCTGCTGACCTTGCTGAACAGGGATTCTACGTTGAAAACAATTGTTATTTCTTCAAGAACAAGGAGGATTTTGTTCAGCGCAGTAATTTTTCACTGTCACCAATTTTCCACATCGAGAGCACAATAAATGCCAAGAGGCTATATGAGGTAACCAACAACTCAGGAATGACACGTGTAGTTGAGATTCCTCAAAAGGATATGATCGGCCTGGCTGCCTTTAAGCTGCATGTTGAGAGTTTACCAAAATGCTGGTTTGATGGCTCTGAGACTGACCTTAATCGTTTGAAAAGGTGCTTGTTTGAGAAAACAGAATCCTGTAAGGAGATTACACAGCTCGGGTGGCAAAAAGAAGGTTTCTGGGCATGGGGAAACGGTATTTTCAATGATGAATTTGTGGGGGTTGATAGTTACGGAATTGTGAAACACAACAAACGGAACTACTATATACCTGCATTTTCGAGCATTTATAACAATGAAGATAATCTGTATCAATTTGAACGTAAGTTTATTCACATCGAAGGAAACGTTACACTGAAAGAATATGCAGCCAAATTTGTAAAGGTATTTGGCGACAATGCTAAGATCGCGCTGTGCTTCTACTTTGCATCGTTATTTCGGGATATCATCGTTGGTGGAACCGGCAATTTTCCAATCCTGAATATGTTTGGTCCAAAAGGTGCCGGTAAAACAGCCTGTGCCGAAAGCATTGTGCAGTTTTTTGGAAGGCTGGCCAAGGCTCCAAATGTTCACAATACCAGTAAGGCTGCCCTGGGCGATCATGTTGCAAGTAGTTGTAATGCCATTGCTCATATCGATGAATACCGCAATGACATCGAGATGGAGAAACGTGAGTTCTTAAAGGGAATGTGGGACGGGACTGGGCGTACCAGGATGAATATGGAAAAGGACAAGAAGAAAGAAACCACATCAGTTGATCAGGCAGTTGTACTTACCGGCCAGCAGATGGCCACTGCCGACATAGCGCTTTTCAGTCGTTTTATATTCCTGTCGTTTACGCAAACGGAATTCAGCGAAGAGGAAATTATTGAATTCGATAAACTAAAAGAGATTGAAAAACGTGGATTGACCCATATTACTCACCAGGTGTTAAGGCTTAGGGGAGCATTTAAGGACAATTACCTCACAAAATCAAAGAAGATAACCGAAGATATGCGCGCCCTGATGGGTAATGAGATCGTTGAGACCAGGATTTTCAATAACTGGATGAAACCAATGGCAGCTTATGCTACGCTGAACGAACATCTTGAATTGCCATGGGATGAGCACGAAACGATTAAGCTGGCAGTAAGGCTGATGATTGCTCAGAATAAAGAAACCAAGAAGAATGATGACCTTGGCAATTTCTGGAAAGTGATTCAATATCTGATATCATCCAATGTATTATATGAGGATGGTGATTATAAGGTAGTGTATGAAGACAAGATAACACGACGATATTTTGAGAATGGAATCTGGAGGAAAGAAACTAAACACCTGGAGGGTGGTGCCTATGAATTGCTATATCTAACCACAAGCAGGGTATTCAGTCTTTATAAAACTCAGTGTCTGCGTGAAGGTGATAAGCCATTGCCTGAATCGACCATCGAGTATTACCTGCGCAATTCAGCAGCTTTCGTTTGCGAGACAAAGAAGGAATCGTTCAAGAAAATAGATCCCAAAACAGGCGCCCAGGAGAGTGATGATTCCGGAGCAAAGAAACGGACAAGTACTACGGCGCTGATCTTCTATGTCGCAAAGACAGGATTGATGCTTGGAGCAACAGATCCTGCCGGAGGTGTAATGAAGGATGCCTCCGAAGGTGTAATTAATTTTCCTGGTGATGCGGTTAAAGTTGATTTACCGTTTTGATTTTTTGGTAAACCCCCCGCACCCCCCGATAGAAAAAACCAGTTAAAAGCAAATTTGAGCAATTGATAAAAACGTATTAATTTTTTAGACATTGTAAACATTTACTTACTTCGCTTACTTCGGTACTTTTTTTAATAATAATCTAATACTTAAAATAATGATATATAATAAAATAAATATCAAAAATAGCGAAGTAAGTGCTTACTTTTCGTTTCTTCGCTTACTTCGCCTTACTTCGATTTTGAAATTTTACAACAAATGATATTTTCTTACTTCGCCGTTTTTCGCCTGTATTAAAATAACAGTCAATTAATTAACATCTGCGAAGTAACAGAAGTAAGCGAATCCACTAAAATACGTCCTCAGTCCAGAAAAATATTTTTTTTTGCTTAAAACAGGGCAAAAACACCTAAATTGCGGAAAGAGCTATCAAAATAATCCAATTTTTAATAACGTTAAAATTTTTGCCTGCTATGAAATCCAAAAAATTAACACCTAAAATCAAAACAAATGTTGTCTATTACCTGAAAAAGAAACATCCCATTTTTATTACTGAAAAAAATGAAAACGAAAAGATAATGATTGATAGGATTGATAATTTTGATATTTTATATGGCCACTTTGTCGATGATGCTAACGTTACTTTCTTCATTGCAAAAGAGGATTTTAGTAAAATTTTTCAATTCAAACCATCTTAATTTGCAATATTATTTTATTGTAACTTAAGCAAAAATTTATATCTTCGCATGTTCCCACCACAGCGGGGGTTTCATTAACCCATGAAACCCTATACTCCTATGAATACACGTCCTCAAATCGTCATCACGTTGAATCCATTACTCGAATCGTATTGCCGTTTGGTTTTTGGTACCGATCCTAATGTGAAAGAAATTGCGCTCCGTAAAAACTACGACATTGCTAAACTAATTCACTCGAACGTGATCAGTTGCGATGCTCCCGATCGTCGGTCTTTTATTTCCAACCCGGTTACGTTTATTTTGCCGGTAGATAAGATCAACCATCACGACCTGCAGTTTCACTTCCTGCATGTGAATCCCTGGGGAGAGCAAAAGATCGTTGAAGGTATCGAATATGAATTCAGACGATGGATTACCCAGCGTTTCGATAAAGGATACGATATGGGCTATTCTCAAAAGATCATTGTAGAAGCAATCGTTCGGGGGCTGAATGTTCGGAATAATGCCGCGAATTTCGATGCCATCAAGAAAATCGACTACCGTCACAGGCGAAAAACAGAGGAACGACGGTTTAATGAGCTTTTAAAGGAGTGTCAAGAATTTGAATAATAAAACTTTAACAGGAAGAAAAAAAATGATTTAATCATTTTTGCAGTTTTGATACAATAATTAATTAAACATTCAGTTAAAAATAAGTGCCATGAACTTAGGTGTTGTCGTGAAAATTGAATATAGGCTGATTGGAACCTTACCTTTCACCGATCTGGATGTGATTCCTTATTCAGGAAGTATCTCCGAAAAATGGAAAAAACCATTTGCAGGACTGATCGCTACTGTGGCTGTTGACTTCAAAAAAGAAAACTGGTCACCGGCAAACAATACGCTGATGAAATCGCTGTTAAACCGGAAAGCGCAATACCGTGTAACCGATGCAAATGGTACTATTTCACTTGTTGGAAATGATAAGAATCCGGCACGAATGTTATTTGATGCCCAGGTGGCAGGTGCAGCAGGATCGTTTAACGGATTCGACTGTGCAATCACCTGGTTATCGCCAACCGGATGTACCAAGTCATAATCAGGGTCCTTTATAAAGATTGATTCCCGTTGTAATGTTGTATTGTACAAAAAAGTACTGCAACGATGCAAAAGAAATATTATTCCGTACAAAACAAAGCTGGTGAATCCGTAGATATCATGATCTACGGCATAATTGGCGACAGCTGGTATGAGGAGAGCGTGACGGCACGGCAATTTATTGCTGATCTGAAAGCGCTTGAAAAGGATTATTCCAGGATCAACGTCCGGATCAATTCACCAGGTGGAAGCGTATTTGATGGTCTCCCGATCTTCAACGCATTAAGATCCTCCACAGCCGAAATTCACACTTACAACGACGGACTATGTGCAAGCATGGCCGGTTTGGTTTTGTTAGCCGGGAAAACCGTTCACACAGCAGACAATGCTCTACTCATGCTTCACTCTCCGATGAGTGGATGCCAGGGAAACGCTTCCGATATTCAGCAGGTGATCGATATGCTTGATAAAGTTCAGGATAGCCTGATTGCCTGCATTACCAGCCGTGGCACCGCAACCGCCGATGATATCAAAGCCAAATACTTCGACTATAAAGATCATTGGTTGAATGCTGATGAAGCAAAGGCTGAAGGTTTTATCGACGTTGTTGAAAAAGGCGAAAATAAAGTTTCGAATAAGGTCACCAACATGTCGTTAAGCGAAATCATGAATCAGTTCGACACGTTGGTAAAAGGCCGGAGCATGTTTGATAAGTTCTTTAGCCAGGCGCACGATTTTTTCACACCCCAAAATTCTATTGATATGGACATTAAAGTGCTTAGAAAAGCCTGTGGGCTGGCTGATGATGCCAGTGAACAGGAGGTTCTCGACTTCATTGCAAAAAAGAAGGAAGAGGATACAGATGCAGGTGCAGATGATGCCGGCACTGAAGACGATGCTGCTGCAGACGATGCCGGCACCGATGATGATGACGCAGGAGCTGACGATGATCAGGCCGATGCAAAGGACCAAAAGATTGTCGATCTTGAAAAACAGATTGCCATTCTCAAAAAAGCACCTGGTGCTGTTGACAAAAAAGTGACAAAAGAAACCGATAGCAATAAAACCGCTCCCGAAAGTTTTGACACTTACGCAAATGCACGTGCAACTTACGATGCAGTTCAAAAATGTGTGAAATAATTTAAATTTTTATTGATATGCCTACTGTATCTCATGTTGAATTAAACAAAGCCGCTCAGCTGTTTCGCAAGGAATTGCTGATCATGGCCGTGATTGGGCTCGAAGCAACGCTTCAGCACATGACCCTGCGAACAGGGATCCGCTACAAAGAGACCGTTGGTCAATTGGGTGGACCTGTAGAATTAATGCCTTATACCGGCACCCTTGCTGATGCCGATGATAATATCGCGATCACTGGACGTGATATTGAAACATTTTTAGGTCAGTCTATCAAACTGTTCGACCCGAACGCATTGCTATCAACCCTTTATGGATCTGCAATTACGAAGGGTGATGCGTTAAAAGGAGTTCCGATCAATAAAGCTGTGTTGACGCTTATGATCTCGAAGATCAGCGAAGGATTGAATAAATCCATATTTGGTGCTGTACGTAATGCTGCCGGTAAAACAACCTCTACCCTTTTTAATGGGTTTGATACGATTGCAGCTGCCGATATTGTTGCCGGAAACATTTCGGTCGCAAAGAAAAACGAGTACGATTTTACAGCAGCGATTACAAGCTCAAATGCGCTTGATATGCTGAAGGCTTACTATCGTGCTGCGTCGGACGAACTGAAAGATGTACCTACAAAACTGATGGTACCACGTAGCATCTCCGATGCATACAACGACGATTATCAGACAACGGTTGGCGCTGCTCCTTACAACAAGGAGTTTAATAAGACCTTTCTTGAAGGTACAAGCAACCTTTGTGAGATTGTTCCGTTGATCGGGAAAAAAGCGTCTCCGTTCCTTCAGTTGACTACGAAGGAAAATATGTTGGTTGGTGTAAACCAGACTGGCGAAGAAGAGCAAATTGAAGTCCGCAGGGGTGACAATCCGTTCAAACTTCAGTTTATCACTACGATGTTCTTCGGAACCCAGTACGAAACTATCAGCCCTGAAAAGCTTTTGGTTGGTAAATTATTTGTATAAGCAATAATATGCCTGTAAATTTCGCAAACTTAGACTGGGTTGACGGGCAAGTGTCCGTCCCCGGTATTTACCCGGAGCTTTACTTTGTTCCTAAATCACAGATCGTCACCTGGCCACAGTTCGCTGCGGCTCCTGCTACAACAGCAGCTGAAGTAACGCTGGCCGGAAATTTCACGCTGGCTGCTCTTGCAGTCTGGAAGAAAATCAACTGTATCGACGTTAAGTCACAGCCAACTTCCGAACAGCAGGGAGAAATCCGTTGCAAATCGTACAATAACAAATTGAAGGTTGTAGTATCGCTCACCAACGAAGATGCAACAGCGCTTGCCAAATTGGCCGGGAACTCAGACCTGATTTTTATCTTCCAGGAGCGTGACTCGGGAAAGTATCGCGTTGTCGGATCGGAAAAATTTGCAACCCTCACCAAGGTAACGCTTGATATTGGCGGCAACCCAACCGGGGAGAAGGGAACAACCCTTGAAATCGAAGCCGCAGACATTTGCCCATTTCCATTCTATGACGGTTTGATAACCGACAGCGTTGGAATCGTGAATCCTGCGTCAGTATAGATGGTTTTTCAGTTCACTTTAAAAGGCAGCCTCAGGGTTGCCTTTTTTGTCCTTCGATGGTAATTACTAAAATATCACCTTTAATAAAAAAATACTATGGAACTTCAAGAATGGTTTGAATCAAAAGATTACGGTATCGGTCTCAGTTTACTCGGTACACATTGCAAAAACAGAATGCTCCTCCAAAACTTAGGACGTAAACCTAATCCGGAGAAGCTGGAGTATGAACTCCTTAAGATCTGCAAAGAGCAGGGAATCGTTATTGATGGCATCGAAGAGACTGACAAAACGAATGAAATAAAAGAGTTCAGTCCTAACCTCCCACAACCGCTGCAGGATGATTTGCAATCGCACAGTGATCAGGTAATCGATCAGATGAATGCCAAACTGGAGTCGGATGCCGATGATATTGTATCGGATAAGATTTCAGACCTGCAATCAGATGCTGATGATATCGTATCGGATAAACTTTCGGACATGGAGTCGGATGCCGATGAGATTGTATCTGATAAGCTGAAAGAACTGGAAGTAGCAGCCGAAGAGTTGTTGACAGGAAAACTGAAAGTAATTCGTAATGGTCATGAGGTGAATTACACTGATCTTCCTAAAGAACTAAGGGTTGCCTGGGATGCGAACCGTGATGCCTACAAAGAGATCAGGGCCACGCATGAAAAGCTGAAACTGATGGAGAATGCCAAAGATGAAGACCGGGCACCATTGGTCCAAAACATCGCCAAACTCGATGATAAGATCCGTATTAATTGGGAAGCAATTGACGGTTGGAAACAAGGTGATGCACCAATCATTGAAAAGGCAGTGGAAATAGACCATAAACGGATCAATGCAAATCGCAAATTCATCTCCACCAACTTGAAAACATTGCTTACAATAACCGATGAGGCTAAAGCGGTTGCAATCAAAGCAAAGATCCAGGAGCGGTATGATGAGCTGAAAAATGCCGGTGAGGCCGTTCAACCCGAAACAATTGATGAACTGACAAAAGCAGGGATTCAATGTTAAACCAAATTACGGATTACGAACACACCATTCGTAATCCGTAATTCATAATTTTCTACCATGCCCCGTCCTACCACCCTCGAATTATGCCGGATCCATCTTTTCTCTGATACTTGCGACATCCCTGTTGCATACCAGGAGAAAATAACCCGGATCAGGACCGGCTATTCATTCTGGTACGAATTCCCAACCAAAACAGAATCCCAAATACGCGACCATCTGATGAACTGTTTTCTTTGCGCCCAGCGAACGGCTTATGAAGATATTCAGATTATTAAGATCTTACTGGGAGACATTCAGAACCCTGGCAAAGAATGGGTCCGTTACCAGGTGAATAACATGCTGGATGCTGCCTATAAAGTTGCCAAAAAGAAAAAAGACGCGAAAGGGATGGCCATGGCAGCCGGACTGAAAGGAAAATTAAACATGCTGCACCTGAAGGATGCTGACCCCTTACCATTTGATCAGATCGTTCCACAACCATTTGAACCAACAGATGACCCGACAGAGTTGGGATTAAAGAAAGATCCTGATATCAGGGAGAAAAAACGGAAGATGCTCGAAAAATACAACGCTGATATTGAAATTATTGATGTGCCATACGAAGAAATAACTAACCAGGACAATGACAGAGAAAAAGAAGATCTACTTTAACGATCCCCAGCTGGAGTTCATGTACACCGGTGCCCACACTTCAGTGATAGCTGGCGGACGTCGTTTAGGCAAATCGCACGGTTTTGCAGCTCCGTTTCTTCTTCGCAATGTTCAGGCGATGCCCAGGAGCACGGGTGGAATCGTTGGGAGCACTTATCAGCAAATATTATCCCGGACATTACCCGGAACGCTTCAGGCACTGGAGACGTTTGGGTATAAACGCGATCTTCATTACTACATTGGCCACAAACCACCAAAAAACAGCAATTTTGCAAAGCCAATCATCGATCCTCCAAGCTACGAAAATGCAATGATCTGGTATAACGGATCTATTGACCGTTTTATCTCTCAGGATCGGCCAGGATCATCGAATTCATTAACCCTTGACTATTTAGCGCTTGATGAAGCAAAGTTCCTGAAGTTCACAAAGCTTAAGGAAGAAACATTCCCGGCCAATGGTGGATTTCGCGGGCACTTTGGAAATTGCCCGTTTCATCATGGTATGCTGATTATTTCGGATATGCCAACTACGAAGGCAGGCAGTTGGTTCCTGACCTATAAAGACAAGATGGACCCCGAATTGATCGATACAATACACTCCCTTATCTTCGAACGATGGGATGTACTTCAACGAATTAAGATCGATCCTAAACCTTACCACACGACTTATTTACGCGAATTGGATATTGCCATGGCAAAGCTCCGATCTGTTGCTGTCTATTATCGTGAATGGTCCAGTATTGAAAACCTGTTACTCCTGGGCGAACGTTACATCAAACAGATGAAGCGTGATCTTCCACCACTGGTATTTCAGACCGCTATACTGTGCAAGAAGATAGGCAATCAGCGCGATAACTTCTATGCAGCCATGCAGGAGAATGTCCATTACTATGATGCTTTTGACAATAGCTTTCTCGATAGTCTCGACTATAACTATAAAGACACTGATGACAACTGTAAACAGGATGGTGATCTTAACCGTGATAAGCCTATCTGTATTGCATTCGACTACAATGCAAATATCAATTGGTTGGTAGCAGGGCAACGCCAGGGCGTGAAGATGATGACACTGAAGAGTTTCTATGTGAAGTATGAGCGTAAGATACGTGAGTTGGCACAGGACTTCTGTAAGTACTATCGCTATCAGAACAATAAGACTGTTATCTATTACTATGACAATACAGCATTGGGTAGTAACTATGCTGTTGATGAAGATGACTTTGCATCTGTGATCTGTAGTGAGTTCGAACGATTGGGATGGTCAATCGAGCGGGTACACATTGGTAACCCTGTACCCCATAAGGATAAGCATCGTATGATCTTCCAGGCAATGAAGGGACAGCACTTCCTTTTCCCAATGTTCAACCACCCGAACAATGAAGCATTGCTACTGGCAATGGAGAACACGGGTGTACGCATTGGCACCAATGGATTTCAGAAAGATAAGTCAGGTGAGAAGTTGACAGAGAGTGAAGAAGATCTATTGCAACATCGTACGGATGGTACTGATGCCTGGGACACGCTGTTCGTTGGCATGAATAAGTTTGCTATTAATGATGAGAACGATGACTCGATCGTTAGTATCTTCTCGTAATTACCTCCCTGTCGTCCCGATTACCTCATTACCTTTTTATCGATAATTATAATAAACTGTGGCATATAAGAGCCCTTTTGGAAGGTGGTAATTACTTTCCACCCGCAGGGCGATGCGGGGTCATTCGTGCGATACAGTGCACAAAAAACGCCTTTGGCAAAAATAAAGCGCTAAATATGAGGGTTTTGAATTTGCGAGCTCCGCACGGTAACTAAATCGGAACCGATTACCGAAATTTTTACAGCTAAACAATTTGAAATACAGCTACCTTAACTGCTTTTAAACAGGCAAAGCAAACAAAATATTTTGTTAAGTTTGTGGGATAAACTTAAAATCAAATTTATTATGAAAAAACTATTGCTTAGTACTGCTTTACTTGTTATTTTATTACAATCATGCACAGTTACAAAGGGTGTATATGATGCTTCGCTGAAGTCAACAGATCCTTACAAGCTCACGTTCTCAGGAACCCAGGGAGAATTCGAGAGTGCAATTAAACGATTCGTTGTTCAGAATGGTTTTTCTATTGCTGACTTTGATAAAGACGCAGGAATATTAGCAACTCAATATAAGGAACTTCCTGATGATGAAAAATATAATGCAAGTATGGCAATGTTAGCGGGGGTTAATGTATCAAGTCAAAAAGGGAAAATCCTATTTATCTATAAAAAGGAAAGCGAACAGGTTAACTTTGAAATGAGTTCTTACTTAGTGGTAAATGGACAATACCAAAAGAATACATTGTCTGAGGCTGAGATAGGAACTGGTGCCCAAAAATTACCGCAAGGCCATCCATTAAATATGAAATACAAAAACATCCTACTGCAGGATGCCAGGTTTAAATTATTATAAACCTGCAAACACAGGTATTCACAACAAAAAACCCGGTCATTCGCCGGGTTTTTCTGTTTCTTGTTTTTCAATGTCTTCCAAATACTTAATAAGTAATGTTTCAATGAAATTTGCCATTGTCCGATTTTCTTTTTTTGCTTGAATTTTGGCCTTTTCAAAAACTTCTTTGTCCAATTTTAAGCTTGTAGCTTCTTTTACCATATTCTTAGGTATTACTATTTGATGCAAATATAGCAAAAAACAGCCTTAAAAACACTATTTAGTATATTTCTCAAATATTTATAAAATATTTATCAGATATGTAGTGTATATATCACAGAATACTTTTATATTTGTGCCATTATTAATTAATACTTCAAAGTATGAATATTCAGAAATTTAAGTTTGGTGATGTTGAGATCGAGTTTGATCTCCGTCAAGGGGAAAACATGATGGTAAATGCTACCGAAATGGCAAAGGTTTTCGAAAAAGATTTATGGTCATTTACAAAAAGCGATCACGCGAGAGCTTTTATTCAGTCATGTTTAAAACCTCCATATGGAGGTTTATTAGGTGTAAAATCGGAAGAAGATTTGATTTCTTCCAGCCAAAAATCCGGGACATGGATGCATCAAGTTTTAGCATTAAAATTTGCTGCCTGGTTAAATTCAGATTTCGAAGTTTGGGTTTATATCACCATAAAAAGTTTATTATATGAATTTGCCCGCGAAATTCAAGACTCAATCAGTGAAACTGTATCGCTGCAGCGACAAAAAGATGATATAAAGAACCAGCTTGCAAAACGCGAACCTGATTTCTTGGAATATCTCTCAATTGAACAAAAATTAATTAATGCCCGTAGCCGTCGCAGTAACGCCACAAAGAACAAATTTAGGGAGACAATGGAAGATTTATTTTCACAAAAAGGAAAGGAAGAAAAGCAATGAATACTTGCAAAGAATGTGTTCACTATAACAATCAGGAAGGCGAACACAAAGGCACATGTATGATAATGGGACTAAAGAGATTAATTTCCAATAATAGTACCATAACTGATTGTTCCGAGGACGATCTGCAACCTTATTATGCAGAAGTAGGTGAAAACTTTGGATGTATCCACTTTGATAATACATATCGATAAATAAAAAACCCCCGGCAGTGCGCTAACACTAACCGGGGGCAAGTTTAAATTTTCAGTGAATAAAAATTTTAACACCACAAAAATATGAAAAATTCAGAATTAAAATGCAACCTCGAAGTTGAAGGTATTATCCTGACCAAAGAAGCAATCAGGTATCTTAAGGCATTACAGGACAGAAACAATGAAGATATCATAATTGCGCGCGAGATTATTGCCGATGTGGTTTGCTTCCTTGCAAAAAAGATGGATTACATTGATGATGCAGAAAATGAAGAAATGTCATCGTTGATGAACGGCCTAAGCCATGTTCGTGATGAACTGAATAATTTAAGAAAGCCATGAGAAAATCACAAAGCGAATCAAAAACAGCCACTATTATCAACGGTGTGGTTCTCACAGATGAGGCAATTGCCTTTTTAGATTCAATGCAGAACGGTGATAACGATCTCATTAAAGAGACTCGCGATGAAATAAACAATGCTATATCACAATTGATTCTATACACTGAATGGTGCACTGATAAGCAGATACCCGAAGTCCTCGATACAATTAAATACATAAACGTTTTTAACCGAAGTTTAAAAGAATTAATGAAACCTTAAACGTATAACCATGAATACAATAGACTTACAAACCGTAAAAGAATTAAAGGCCAGTGAATTGCCAGAATTGCTACAAGCGAAGGTTCGCCGAATCTGTGAACAGGCAAAGATGAACTTTGACAATATTCATTTCATCCGTGACAATAAAGAGGAAAACTACATGGATATGTTCGATGGTGATGAATTCACCTATTGGGGATATTTTATTGACACAAACGAAATTGATTAATACCTCTATATTTTTGTATGTTTCACGAAAACCCGTCTCCCCAAAAGGCGGGTTTCTTTGTACTTTTAATTTGCGAAACAAAAAGGTTAATCTGCACGTTTATTAATTGATATTTCTTTTACTTACATTTGCAGTGAAAATACACACCGAAAAGAAACAAGACAAACATGGACAAATTCACCTATAATGAGCAAAAGGCTGTTGCTGCAGTATTGCTGGTTGTAAACGAGCTTTCCAGCGTCGACAGACACAAAATTGCAAAGATCCTTTTCTTTGCCGATCAAAAACACCTCGCCAGATATGGCAGAACAATTACTTCCGACTTCTATTGCGCGATGGAAGCCGGTCCGGTTCCTTCAAACATCTACGATTCGATAAAGGTTATTGCACACGAACGCAATTTTTATAACCACCATGGTCTTGAAGGTAAAATAGAAGTCCGGGGAAGAGAAATAACCGCGCTTGAAAAACCCGACATTGATCAGTTATCGATTTCGGATATGGAATGCCTGGTTGAATCGATCAATGAAAATTCGAAGCTTACCTACGGACAACTCATTGACAAATCGCATGGACCGGCATGGCAGAGCGTTCCCGACAATCAGTTAATTCCATTTACAGAGATCGCCAAAGAAGTTTCGGCACCTGCTGAAATTCTTGAACTTATAAATTCGAACCTTCAGGCCGAGGAACTCTTAAGTTTATGAGTAGCCTCAGGGACTCCCTTTCTGCCGGAGGTTTAAGAAATTTAATCGCCTCACAAATACAGCCTGGCGCTGTATTTGTAATTTTAGACCCAATCGCAAAAAAGGAAAAGTTTATTGTGATCTTAGGTATCGATGCCGGTAAGATCTGGGTGGGAACCCTGTTCATCAACAGCGAAAAGAATGTGAATTTCATCAAGTCGCTGGAACAACATGGTTTGCAGTTTATAATAAAAGCATCCAACTACGAATTCCTTGATTACGATTCCTTTATTAATGCCTCGAATATCATCAGGCGTGAGTTTGAAAAGCTGGTTGATATTATAATTGCCAGAGATGGAAGATATTTAACGCACATCATTCCCAATGACTTCGATTACATCAGGCAAAAATGGCAGATTCGAAAGTCGTTTCAACCGCCGACAAAAAAGACTTTGGATTAATCTAAAACCGCAATACTGCGGTTTTTTTCTTTCTCCCTTTCTCCCCTTCTCTCCCTCTCACCATCTCCTTTTCACCTGTCCTTTAACCTGCTGTGCGAACGGCCTATCTTGCAATAAAAAAAGAGGGTTATGCTGCATCTTTCAAAAGCAAGACAATTAATCGAGAGTCACGATCAGCTGGATGTTTCGTTCTGGAAACTAAACGGTGAGATTGTCCACGCACACAACGTGGTCTGTACAAGCTCTCATTTCAAAGGCAACACATTTAACTTTAAATTCCTTGACTCCGGAGAGTTCCGGAAGGTAAAGGCATTGCTAATATTCAACGTATCAGGCGAGGAGGTTTTTGTATGAAAAAAAATATTGATATTGGTATTGTATCAGCTGGTGATGATTTTGCCAGCTTAGGTATACATGTTATACCTGGCGTGAATGATTCATTCGCCGCTGTGATCAACGAAGATTCGCGCGCTATCTTCGATTACGAAGAGGTGAAGCCCAAGGATGTAAAGAAAGGATTTCGCGGCGCTGTACCGTGGGGCGAAGATAACCTTCAGCCTGATGTGATACTTGCATCTATTCGCAATGATGAAGTAATGAGCTCCAACATGTGGTTCAACATTTGCACTTCATACGGACTTGGATTCCGGACTACAAAGTCAGATGGAACACCGCTGGAGGATCCCGAAATCAAAAAATTCTTCCGGAGAAACAACATGGTCAAATTCTGGGCCGAACAGTTTACCGATATCAAACACTTTTATTTTTCGGTACTGGTAATCATTCTCGATGGTGAAGGACAAAAGGTAGTGCAGATCAGGCACAAAGAGGCGGTAAACTGTCGCTTCGAAACGTGCAATCCCGATACCGGAAGGGTTGAAAACATCTTCTATGCCAATTGGAAAGCTTCACCGAAAGATGAAGATATTGAGGCAATAGCATTACTCGATGAAGATGATCCGGTTGGTGACTTAATGGTGAGACTGGGCAAAGAACCCGATCCGAAAACCGGGAATGCCGGCACGCCAACCACCGTCCGTAAATTTGCGATCGTAAACCGGATCCCCACACCAGGACAAAAGTATTATCCATTCGCCTACTACTTCAGCATGTTCAACAGTGGATGGAGTAAGATTAAAGCAATGATACCCGTTGCCAAAATTGCGAAGATGACCAACGGCATGGTGATTAAATACATGGTTGAATTGCACCGCGAATATTTCACAAAACTATTCTCCAGCGAAAGCATTACCGATCCGGAACTGAAAAAAGCGAGAAAAACGCTTGAGATTAATAATATCAAGAACTTTCTCTCCGGGATTGACAATCAAAACAAATCGTGGTTCAGTACCTACTACATCGATCCTAACGGGAAAGAACAGCAGATGGTCCGGATTGTACGTCTCGATAAAGAAAAGGAAGGAGGCGACTATATTGAAGATGCTGAAGAGGCTACCAATATCGTATCGTACGCGATGGGTGTACATCCAAGTTTGATCGGAAGCTCACCAGGAAACAGCAAATCCATTAACGGTACCGAAGCCCGGGAACTCTTCACGATGAAACAAGCCCTGGAGCATCTCACGCGTGATATCATGCTCTCTCCGTTCTACCTGCTAAACGATGTGAATGATTGGGATCTGGATTACGATATCCCGGATCTGATGCTCACCACGCTCGATAAAAAGACAGACGCCAAACCATTCACCACAAAACCACAGACCGATGATACTGAAAACGCTGATTGATTTTCAAAATGTGATTCCCACAGCTGCAGGAACCGAAAGCTTTGCAGATTTCGAACCCTATATCCGGAGCGCTGAACTTTGGATGAAGAATAACATCCTGGGCAAAGCGTTGTTTGATCGCATCGATGCGGAAACAATTGTAGATCCTGATCTTATACGGTTGTGCCAAAATGTAATTGGAAACCATGCTTACTGGGATGCGATTCCGTTTCTGGATGTAGTTCATACTGAGAGTGGGTTTGCTATAATCTCAGCTAATGGGAAAGTTCCGGCGAGCAAAGAACGTGTGGAGCGTCTCCGGGAACAATGTTTAACCAGGCGCGACAATGAAGTTGAATTCCTGATCACTTACCTGGAGGAACAAATAACGCTTCACGATGACTGGAAATCATCTCCGGCTTATTCTGTGATGACCGATTGCCTGATCCGGACGGCTACAGAGCTCAAACAATACGGCCAGTGGGAAGGATCGCGCCGCGATTTTCTGAAGCTTCGACCGCTGATGATCCAACAGACAATGACTAAGTTGGAACCGCTGTTCAGTAAAGACTACATCGAAGAGTTGATTGAAAAACAACGCGATGGAGATATGACCGGTGATGATTTGAAAGTAATCATTCTGCTGAAATATGCACTTGGTTGTCTGGTAAATGACAACCACGAAGCGGCTAAGAAGATCGCTTCAGATGCAATGCGTTACATCGATAAAAACCCCGCCGGCTTTATTACCTATGCTGCCAGTTCGGAATACAAAGCACGGATGGCGCCCGGTTATGAAAACGATGCAGCATCAACCATCTTTTCAAGTATCTGCTAATATGAAGCCACTCAAACTGATATTACCGCAGACATGGATCGAACTGTCGAACCGGCAACTGGTATTCGTCTCCAGGTTATGGATGGCAGGATATCCCGAATCTGAATTCCTGGTGAAAGCGTTTATGATGTTGACAGGATTAAAATTGGTGATCGATACGCCCCATCGCCCCGTCGCCCCCGCGCCCAGTCTCCCCATCGCCCCTTCGCCCCTTCGTTATTCACACCCATCCATTAAAAAACCCTTCCTGATCGATACCGATCTGTTATCAGAGCTTTGCGAAAAGTGCCGGTTCCTGCTCACTCCGGATGAAGTTCACCCGGTCAAAAGAATTGGTTTTGCACGTGCCAGGCATTTCAGATTATACAATGCAACCTTCGAAGAATACCTGATGACAGAGAACTATTATTTTGCCTACACAGAAACAAAAAAAGAGGAACACCTTGACAACCTGATTGCCTGTCTGTACCGGAAACCATGGCAACGATGGAACGCAGGGAAAATTCAGGCACGTGCTAAAGCATTCAGCAAGATAGATCCTGCCATTAAAAATGCTGTGTTTATGGGATATGTCGGATTCCGTTCGTATGTTCCAAAGCGGTGCAAATCACTCTTTTCCGTGAAAGGTACTGCCAGCGGTCGCCCGTTTAATCCCAGGGAATATATCAACGGAATGATTCATACGCTGTCGAATGGCGATATCACCATCAAAGATAAACTCCTTTCCCGTCCGTGCTGGGATGCACTTGATGAGTTAGAGCAGCGTGCCCTTGAACATCAATCGATATCCAATCATAAATCGTAAATCCTAAATCGTAAATCATGTTCGACCCTATCGCTTATATGAAAACGCTTCACGCAAAGATGAAGCTCACTGTTACCAAATACAGGTTTGAAACTGTCAGTGGCGTGGATTCCCTCGAAGGAATACTTGAACACAGTCGCCGGGATAAATATTTCTTTGCGGTGGATGATAGTCAGGATGGTACAACATTTCGTGGCGCCGGTGGTACCTATTTCGAACGCAGGCCATATACTGTTTTTATCGTTGGACAAGCGGAATATGGCAATATGGTAAAACGCGCTGAAGTATTGACCGAAGCCAAAGCGATCTTCAGAACCGTTTTATCTAAGCTGATCCTGGATAAACGGACCATCCCGGTACTCGACGTTGAACGTATCCAGTTTTACGAAGTGCCACCTGCATTTGCAACCGGTTGCAGCGGATTGTATTTTATCTTCAATGTCGAAATACCTGTTAATCTTGTCTATAATGGCGCAGACTGGAACGTATAGTAACGAAGAAACGATCCGTGCCTGGGCAGATATTGTAATTAAGATCTGGCGTGCTAAGATTGTAGAAATGAAAGTTTGGGATACCGGTGCACTGTATAGCTCATTTCTGCAAACACTCACTCTTAATGCAGGTAATAATGTAAGTAAAGTGGAATTTGCTTTCAATCTGTATGGTGTATTTCAGGATATTGGCCTTGGTCGTGAGATATGGAAGATTAAAAGCGATGGGGATAAGACGAAACTTAAACGTAGGGAGTGGTACTCGAAAGTATTTTACGGTGAAGTGATGAAACTAAAGGATATACTGGTTGAGAAATATGGCGAAGGTGCAGCCGATTCAATCATATTTGCATTGAAAGCTACAGGAAGAACAAAATAAAAAAATGAATTTATAACATAAATCACTATGGCAGGTTTAAACGATGAAGCGAGGATCCCAGTATATATTAATGATCAGCAGGCAATATCAGCATTAAAAAACCTTGCATTGGAGGCTGAAAAGTTGGGGCAAACAATGCAGGAAGCCCTGGCTGCTAATGATATGAAAGGATATAAGGATGCGCAGCGCGAACTGGCAAACGTTACAAAAGAAACGCGAAACTTACAAAGAGCATCGTTCGACGTGAATAAGGTTCTGAATAATCTATCGTCATCTTCTATCCGGGACATTAAAAAAGCCATTACAGAACTCACCCGCGAACAGAACGGGCTAACACGTGGCACACAGGAATACACTGCGAACCAGGGGAGACTTCAGCAGCTCCGCGCGGAGCTCCGTGGGATAAACGGAGACCTTACACAACAAAAGGGAATACTATCTCAATTAAAGAGTGGGGCAATGGAATTATTGCCGGCCTTTAGTTTTGCGGCCATTGCTGCTGCAGCTGTATTCGCTTTCAATAAAATCATTTCTGCAACAGATACTTTGGGAACGAAGTGGGAAGCAAGCATGAACGGAATGAAGGAAGGTTTAAATGAATTCTGGCGTACCCTGGCAACTGGCGACTGGAGTAACTTTACTGAACGTATACAGGAAGCCATTCGGTTTGGGGAAGAATACATTTATACACTTGATGATATTGAAGACAAAACCAGATCATTAAGTATTATCGAAGCTGAAGCACAGGAAAAGGCAATTGATTTAGAAATTGCTTTGCGTAATAAAACATTGAGTAAGGAAGAAAGAATTAAGTCTGGGGAAGATCGAATTAAATTAGAGGAAGATTTAGCAGTTTATAGAACAAATTTAGCTCAAAGCGTTTTTGATAATGAGGCAAAATTAACAGCAAAACAAACCAACCTGAGTAAAGATCAGCTGATGAAAGTGATGCGTGATATGGACAGTACCACAAAAATAAAAGCGAAAGCTTATAATGATCAGTTGGAGCAGTTAGATAAGATGAAGAAAGCAAATTTCTTGACAACTTCAGGATTTCAAGGCGCTACCACAACCACACAGCTTCCTGAAACAGTTCAGATGAAGCAACTCAAAACAGAGATTGAATCCGTATCAGATGCAACAAAAGTTTATGCTGATCAAATCCGTGCAACCGGGCGAACCACCGATGATCAGCTTGATAAAATGGTAAAAAGTTATGTGGAGCTTAAAGCAGCTCAAATTTCTGCAAAAGAAAACACACCCAGGGTACGAACACAGGTTAATAGTCTGCTTGCAGGTCAGGAAGATACTGGTCAAAAAATAGAAGGGAAAAAAGAAACCGATACTGACAAGCTCCGGCTGTTTTTCTCTCTTGACGATCAAACTCAAACAGATGCCATTAAGGCCGAACTGAATAAGCTGGGTAAGGATGGTGTTGCTGCCTTGGCAAAAGGTATTGAAGATGAAGTGGCAAAGCGTAAAGAGGATGCAGATTTACTAAGCCAGTTAATGACGCCTGAGACAGAGAAAGCAGATCCTGCAGGTGATTATGCGATGGAGGAATATGCTAAAACCCTTGACGGGAAACGGATGCTATTAATATCTGATCACGAAGCAGGGCTGATTGGGGAACAGGAGTATCAGGATGAACTGATAAAAATTAATGCAGAAGCGGAAGACAAAAAGAAGGCGAAAAGGGAGCAAACAGCAAAGGATATTCAAGGGGTTGCCAATGCAGCCGGTAACTTTGTCGGAGCATTGATGGAGATGGAGCTTCAGGATGCCGGTGACAACGAGGAGAAGAAAAAGAAGATCAAAAAGAAGTATGCTGATATGAACATGGTTGTGGCCATTGGCCAAATCGTTTCATCAACGGCATTAGGTATCATGCAAGGGTTTGCTCAGTTGGGTCCGATAGCAGGCGCTATTGCAGCCGTATTTATTGGTGCAACCGGAGCCGTTCAGGTTGCCATGGCCGTGAAGGAAAGAAACAGAATGAAATCACTGGCAGTTGGTGGTTACACAGGTGATGGTGGCAAATATGAGGAAGCAGGAATTGTCCATCGGGGTGAGTATGTGATACCACAGGAGGGCGTAAACAATCCCCGGCTCCGGCCAATGATCAATATGTTTGAGATGGCACGGAAAAACAACAGTTTGGCCCGGCTTGATTTACGGCCTGTAGTGCAAACGGTTGGAAGTTCAAGCGGATATGCTTCGGGTGGTTTCTCAACTCAGGAAGGATCTGCATCAGCAGGAACACAAACAATAACGGGGCGAGATCCTGAATTAATATCAGCCATCAAAGAATTAAATCTTCAGCTAAAAGCAGGCATTAAAGCGAACGTGAATAAATTCGGCAATAACAGTCTCTCCGATGCAATGGATGATATAACAAAATTCAACTCGAAAATCTACAAGAAATGAAGCTAACGATAGCAGGCAAACCAGTTGCAATACCAGTGGATACGAAAATAAGCCTTCAGCGTTCATCCCCGGCATTGAATGAAGATACCGGAGCATTCTCCTACCCGTTTCCTGTTCCAACATCACCCAATCAGCACATAATTGGATGGCCGGGTAAGCTACAACGTGTTGGTGCCATTGCCGATCAGTCGTTTATTCTGGAAGATAACGGGCTACAGGTTTTTAGCGGTGAGGTTGACTACGATATGGTAACGAAGGAACAGATTGGCGTTATTCTAAAGTCTGGTTATACTGTATTTAGGGGAAAAATGGAAGGGAAAAAGCTGACTGATATTGATTATGGGTTCGAAAGCTGGATTCCTGAATTTTACACAGATGAAGAGTTGGCTGCTAAAATGGTCGAATGGGATGCAGCAAATACAACAAGCAATGGTAAGTATGTAGTCTCTCCATGTCATATCAATGGTGGATTACCCTCTGGTGTAAATGTAAATTACGTCAATAAAGCGACAGGAAACCTAATAAGCAACGTAATGTATTGCCTGCAATTCAGGGCTTATTTCCTTCTTGAGAAGATTTTCGAAAGCGCTGGATATACCATTTTAGTGGATGAATTAAAGACAAGCGAATTTAAGGACCTTGTTGTTTTTTCGAGGATCATGCGTGGAGCAGGGTATGGAGGACATTATACCTGGTGTATTCCCGGACTCGAACCGGGATTTCTTCACTACGCAAAGCTGATGCCTAATGTTTTTGTTCTTGACTTTGTTGACGAAATTACAAAACTACTCTGCATGGTGTGTGATGTAGATGAACGCATGAAGACAGTACGCATTATTTTTAAGAAAAACATTTTTGTACCCGGCAATATCGATCCGCTGAAAATGGTTGAACTGGCAGGTTGGGAACATAGCGAGAAACAAAATACAAAAGGGTTCAGTATTGGCTATAAGTCGCAAACAGACAGCCTTGATACTGAATCCGGATATATTCCCAATTCAGAAGTAGCGACAACACTTCCAATTGCCACTAAAGAAGGGGAGGTTGTTCGTGTTGTTTCTTTAGGGTATGATTACGTGACAGAAAGTAACAGCGATGTACTGGAATGGAAACAAATCGGAAGGTTGAAAGATTATCTATCTGGCATTGACCCTGAAAAAACAGAGTTTGCATTTAAGGTACCGGCTGGAATAATCGATGGCGAAGGAGATGGCACCAGGTATATATCTCCGCATCTTGATATTTCATTGCCTATGTTCACTGATACGAATAATGGAATGAATGAGTTGATGATATCACTTTACCATGGCCGCAAAAATAATATTCCATTTCTTTCGGGTGTTCATTGGGAAATTACTACAGTCTGGACAATTGAATTGCCGGTTTACCTGACTCCTGCCTATTTACTTCCACTTCACGCTGATTTCCTGAACTGGAAAGCCTACCGGGCGCGTGCCTTCACAAAGTATATTGAGTTATCGCTTCCTGAAGTTCTTAACCTTCGATTCGACAAAAAGTATGTAATCGATGGTAATGAAGTTATCCTGGATAAAATAAACTTTGAACTTCCTCATAAAGGCATCGTGAAGATTGAAGGGTTTACTGTGTAGGTTTTGTCCTTTAAGGTGAGTGCTCCCGGCATTACCTTGCAGAAAAATAGACCAGATGAGTATCATTATTCAACAGCCAGATGCACTCTCCTTCTCGGGCAACCTGAAAAAGTTCGGGGTTACCTCCGAAACGGAAGTGGTTTTCAGTTTACATAAAGGCGCTGCGCTTATCCTGAGTGAGATATATCAGCCAGATGCAGCACACTATGTATCTGTAGACCTTCGCACAATCATCGATAAAGTGCTGTCGGTTACATTACCCGGGACAAACCTGATCACCGAACAGTCTTCCGGCTTTGCCGATTTCACCGCGACAATTGACGGGACCGCCGTTGCATTTCGCGTGATCAAAGGCGGTGTGCTGGAACTTGGATCGATGGCAGCTGATTTTGTAAATGAACATTTCCTAACCTGGCAAATGCAGGACAAACAGATACTGCAGCATCAACCCGAATGGCTGACAGTTTACACGAATGCAGCCCGCAACCTGAAGGCAAAAGCATACTACCAGGATAACACAAATGCCTCGATGCTGCTAACCGCGCTCGATGCCGGTAAACTTTTGGCTGTTGATGTGAGCTGGGCTTCGATTAATGCATTATTCGTAAAGAAAAACCCGATTGCCTGGGAGGTATGGTTCGAAGATCTTGCCGGTACCCGGCTAAGTTACGTGCAGAGGTATTGCCTCCGGAATTCGGATGACGAAGAGAAAATATTTATCTGGGCGAATACGATGGGAGGTATTGACTCCGTATCACTCACAGGTAGTGCCGAAGATGATAAAAAGCTCGAGCATTTAATTGCCGAAATGGGTGACGAATCCCTGCAGGAATATCAGACCGATAAGAAACGCGAAATCAAACAGTCAACCGGATTTTTGACTGTTGATGAAAGCCGGTGGATAGAAGACTTTTTCTATTCCGGCCGCAGGTACCTGGTTGGCGAGGATGGAGCAGTACGATCGATCGTATTAGCGAGCTCGAAGATTGTAGGATCAACCGCTGATGACTTGTTTGATTACGAATTTAATTACAGATTAGCGTCTGAAAGTCAGTTACTCAATCTTGAAAGATCATTTGATTCTTTGCCAGCATTGGAGGTGCCGGTTGATTTTTTTTTAACTGAGTTACTGTCCGGGCTTCCGGTAGCTCAGTATTCTGACGGCCTTTTGATGGCTGTTCAAAGCCCTTTTGCCCAGGCGTGGCAAAAACTATCCATGGCCCAACTTTGGGGATCCGCACTTCCCGGCCTCGTTGATGGAACTACCATCTCAGTCGTGAACGGAAAGCTCCAGGTAAATGGGGTATCCGGAGGAGTTGGCGTTTCAACATGGGGAGATCTCACGGAGAAACCATTCAACTCTTTATCAAATCTATTTTCTGTCAGTCCAGAGGGAGTATTAACGCTGTCAAATAACTATGCCGCCGCCAATCACACACACCCATACCTTTCTGATTCGGATGCACGGATCGGCAATTGGACCACTGCATATAACTGGGGAGATCACGCCGGAAAATACCGGCCAGTTTCATGGGTTCCAGCATGGGCAGATATATCCAATAAACCTGAGTGGTTGAATAGAATGGGTTGGGATGGAACAGCTACAGTTGTTTCCTCTGATCTGCACGTCACCGGTAAACTCGTAGTCGATGGAACGATTCAGTTCTTTGGATCAGGTGCAACCGGTGGCGGAGGTGGTGGATCCACAACACTCTGGGAATTAACCGATGTTGCTGATGACATGGTTAATTCAATTTATGGTGATATCCCGATGTATAACGGGACTCATTTTGCCAGATATAATATCTCAAATTTCGCAACAGTCGGTCACGGACACACGATCGCACAGGTAACAGGATTGCAAGGTGCTCTTGATGGGAAACAAGCATCATTGGGTTATACTCCTTACTACTCAGCTAATTTTGTGGCCGGTGTAAATTATTCTGCACCACATTCACACCCTTATCTATCTGATTCCGATGCACGGATTGCTAATTGGAGTACTGCTTTCGGATGGGGCAATCATGCAGGTTTATACCGGCTAATTGGATACGTGCCCAGCTGGGCAGAAATAACCAGTAAACCAACCTGGACGGAAAAGATGGGATGGGATGGGACCGCTGTGACAATTGCCGGTGATTTACATGTAACCGGTAAAATTATTTCTGATGGTTCGATGCAGTTTTATGGCATCAGTTCCGGTGGTACCGGTGGCGGTGGATCTACAACGCTTTGGGGATTATCGGACGTTGCCGATGACGTGGTAAATGCGGTTTATGGAGATCTGATCATGTATAATGGAACCCATTTTGCCAGGATCAATCAATCGATTCTGGCACCGGCTGTGCATACGCACGCGATATCGCAGGTTAATGGATTGCAGGGAGCGCTCGACACAAAAATGGCAATTCACACACATCCTTACCTATCTGATGCTGATAGTAGAATAGCCAATTGGAATGTTGCTTATACTCATAGTCAAAGTGCCCACTACGCCGGGGCGGATGTTGGAAGCTGGGCAAAAGTAGCTACTATCCCTGTCTGGAATCAATCAACAACAGGAAATGCAGATACAGCATCAAATTCAGGGCAATGGGGAGGCATTTCTACTGGCTTTTGGCAGGGCAATTATACCAGTGGAATCTCAGGAATAATAGGAGTTCACACTAACGGAATTGCTTATACGTTCAGCGCAGGAGCAGTACAATCTTTTCTTGGTTTAGGCTCTAATGCTTATAATTCAACAGCTTATCAGCTTTTGGAAAATCAAAGATTATCAACAACTAATTCACCAACCTTTGCAGGTGGAAATTTTACAGGTTCACTATCTGCACCCAATATTCTAACTTACAGAATTTATTATGACTTAAACGCGTACACAACTGGGTATCCACCAACATACGGATTTACTCACGTTAATACTCCAACAGGTAGTTTTGTAAACTATTTAGTAATTGGTGGTGATAATGGTGGATATGCGACACAAATAGCAGGAGATACTTACGGTAATGGGTTCTATTATAGAAACCTATCAGATAATGTAATTAAAAGTACTGGCTCAAACGGATGGAATAGAGTTTATGATGTAACCAATTTGAATCGTTCAGATATTGCTATTACTGCAAGTACTGTAATAATGAATGGTTTATTTCAATCTGACAGTGATTATTTCTTTTATAACAAAAATTATTCAGCGTTCCGAAATATTAGCGCAGGTGATATTAATGGAACTGGTTTAGTATTAAGCGGAAGAGCAATATTTAAAACTGATGTTTGGAACATAAGTAGTGATAATCAACAACGATTTTATTTTTCACCAAATGGAGTAACATATATTAAAGGAGCTGATATAATTTTTCGTAATAACTCCGATACAGCTTTATTAACTCTTACTTCTACAAATACAGCAATATTTGGTGGTAGTGTTGGAGTTTACGCAACAAACAATTCAACTTATGGACTTAATGTTACTGGAACAGCAGGTGGAGCAAGAACTATATTTTTAGCAGGTCAAGCAGGTTTTTCAAATGGTTTTAACGTTAGTTATGATGGCACTAAAATGGTTTATAACTTTCAAAATGGTGATTCAACTTTTGGTGGTAATATTACTGCAAGTGGCAATATAATTGGCCTTGGCACAATGCAATTTTACACCGCATCCGATCGCAGGTTAAAAACCGACTTTCAGCCCATCATAAACCCTATCGAGAAAATCAAATCCCTTACCGGTTACTTTTTCAATTACACCGATCAGGCGATGCAATTAGGAGGCTACACTTCACGCCGGGATATCGGTTTGATTGCGCAGGACGTTGCCGGTATCCTGCCTGAAGCATGTGGAAAACTATGGAATACTGATTTCATGGGCTACAAAGCAGATAAGCTAATCCCGCTCCTGGTTGAAGCCATCAAACAACAACAAAACGAAATTGACGAACTTAAAAGACAGATAGCGGCATGAGCAAAAGACTATACACATACGCCGGATTTACCGCTCAGAATCTGAAGAACCGGGCATCAATCCCCAGTCAGGCAGATATCACTGTTGGATCAAATTATATTGATTGCAGCTCGGTTGATATCCCTTCTGAAATTCGGGATGTAATTGGTGAAGGCAGTAATGATCTTGGAACGATCTACCTGAGCGCGAAGGTTAATAAATGGAGTGGCTTTGGGCCGCGGGAATGGTATGTTTCGGGCGGTGTTCTGCTTGATCGTCCACGCTCGAACCCTTATGATATGGCCAATTTCTGCGGGTACAATCATAATGCAATTCCGCCTATTGCCTCACCCGCCGCATGGAATGTTTCACAAACAGTTGGGGCTAATTTGAATTTAACGCCAGAATTACATTTACGCGAAATTGACTGGCAAATTATATCTCTTACAGACATTACAGGCGTATTGTGTGAGGTATATAATGGTACTACATTAATGGCTTCACAGGCGGCATCCTTTTCAAATGCTTTAGTATTTAATGGTTCATCGGCTTATTTTGACTTGGCATTTGCAAATACATCTACAACATTAACAATAAAATATCAGTTTGTAAGAATGACAGAAAACGGATATGCTAAAACATTTTTAATTCCAAATATTGTAAACACACCCGTTAATGTCACTATGATAACTGGTGGAGGAAGTAATTTACCATATATCAACGACATTAAATTAGGTTTGGGTGTTTACGACACATATCCTACTGCTATGTTGATGTATGGTGATGCCGCTGGAAATAATATATCTGGTAGTACTATTAATTTCACAATAAAAGGAATTGATACTGATGCCGATAATATTGGCGATGTCACGGGTGTTACGCTCAATGTTTATGCTTCAAAGAATGGAGGAGCCAATATTAACATAGGAACAATAAGACCAGCCAGAAGCAACACAGTTAGTTTTCATCAAGTTTATCCGGGAGGATTTGTTCTTTACGATAGCGTCGTAATCACAATAGGGGATTAATGTTCTCATTTTAGAGGGTTTTAATTAATTCATATTCTATTATTTATATTTATTTACTTAATATTTTTTCATTATGGTACTTATTTCAGAAAAAAAGAGGTTATCTACCACCAGAGTTGGTAAGATACTTGGCGTTGATGTTAATTTCAACTTTGAACAAAACATTGGCGAAGCTCCTGTTTTGGTTAATGCAAATTGCAGTATTCCCGGTGCGACACCAGAATCGGGATCGTGTAATATCACGATCAACAGGCAGACGAACGGACAGAAGTCGATCGCTATTAATGGTAACAAGAACATTATAGAGCTGTATCCCGTCATCGAAGAGATTGAGGCAGAACTCGAAATCATTGCAGCGGAAGGGGTTGTCGCCTAATGAAACTGAAACTAACAGTGAGCGAGCGACTGAGCGCAGCCCAGTTCTTGCCAACCGAGGGGAATACTTCAGAGCAGATGATCGGGAAAAGTATCCTGGATAAAACCAAGGTTACAAAAACAGAACGTGAAAAATTACGTTTCGATCCATTGTACCAGGGAGAAATTGATCCGGATGCAGATTTTAGCCGGGAGTTTGAGTTTAGTGCAGAAGAATTCAATCTTATGTACTCCGAATACCGGAAAAAAGAGGATGACAAGAAGCTGAACAAGACGAACATCTGCATGGCACTGAAGTTGATTGAGGCAAAAGATGCGATCAAGGAAAAGAAGTAAACACAACTTCATTTTATTATCACGGGTGATGGTCAGAAATGATCCTCACCCGTTTTTTTGTCCTTTACCCTGTCGCAGATAAGGATTAAGTTTGAGATATAAACGCAGTCTAATAGCCGAAAGGCGTAAAAATTGAATACTATGGCAGGAATTGATAATGAAAGTTGGATAAACAAATACGGAACGTGGCTTTCAATTGGAATAATGATTTTAACCTTTATTTATTACGGTATAATTGAGGGTAATACAGCCAAAAATAAAATAGCGGCGCTTGAATCAAAATCCATCGAGACAGATGTTAAAATCTCCATAATAGAAAAAGAGAAAGTAAGCAAAGAAACTTTTATTTTAATAATGTCCGGTCAAGTAGAGATTAAGGCCTCTATTGAAAAAACCAATACTTTGCTTTTAGACCACATTTTAAAAGGTAGATAATGACACCACGCGAATTTGTATCCTCCTTCCTTCCGTTTGCCAGGCAGACAGAACTCAAAACCGGAATAACCGCCATTGCCATCCTTGCCCAGGCAGCACTTGAATCGGGCTGGGGAAAATTTGCACCCGGCAACATGTTTTTTGGTGTGAAGGATACCGATGGCATAAATGGCAATGAACAACTATTGACCACTACCGAATACAGCCGTAGATCAGATCTTAAATTTCCGGTAATTATATCGGTAGTTCCCTGTATCCTTAACAATCAGAAGTATTTCAAATACACAGTGAAAGATTACTTCAGAAGGTACGATACCGCGGAGAATTGTTTTACTGATCATGTTCAGTTTTTCTTTAAAAATCCACGTTACGCAACAGCATTAACCTTTCGATCAAATACAGATCGCTTTATCGAAGAAATAGCCAGGGCCGGATATGCGACAGATCCCAACTACGCAACGCTTTTAAAATCGGTCGCAAGATCGGTGGAAAGGGCAATTGTATGAAAGTAAAGGAAATATTCATGTACACATTTGGTGCAGTAATTGTGATTTCATATTTCGCAGTTCTCATTATCCTTGCTATACAGGGTAATAATCCTGATGCGTTAAATATCATGCTTGGCGTACTGGGAAGTGCCTTCTCAATGGTTGTCGGTTACTTTTTCGGGTCCAGCATGTCGAGTGCAAAGAAGGATGACGCGATCAACACAATGGTTCAGAATTTACCGCCAACACCCCCAAATCCAATAATTCCAATTCAATGAGAAAAATCATTAGCATCATTATTGTAACCCTGTTATTTTCCTGCGCTTCAAAAAAGGCGGTTCAACAGTCGAAAATTGAACAAAAGACAACGCAGCAGAATTCAATCGCTGATACGAAAGCGAGTCTGGTAAATGTCAATAAAACAGTTATTGACGAAAGCAAAAACAACGATGAAACGGTGACGAAGACAACGGTTTACGATACGGAGAAACCCAATGTGGGTGATACAGGTAAACCTCCGGTTAAATCCGAAACCGTTACCACGACCACAAAAGCAGAAAAGAAGAATGTTAAAACGGTCGTAGATTCAGCCAAAAAAGAGGAATCGGCTCACGTTGATAATTCAAAATTGGATAATCAGGGCAAAGAGCAAACCAAAACAGCCGTAAAAACGCAACCAACGGTTAAATATTACTTTTATATTATTGGTCTGTTGGTTCTTATTGTATTGGGATATCTGGGATACAGGAATTTTGGAAGGATAAAGGCATTGTTTAACTAAGGTAAAATTTGTCCTTTAGTAGCACACCAGGAATAGTGAGATTTGACATTGTAATTTATTAACCCAAAAAAGTTTTATCATGAGAAAGTTAGTTTTGTCTCTTATTTTTTTGGTCGGGTTATTTGCATATTCATGCACCGCACCGCCCGACACTG